AGCAGGAGTTCAGTCATTTATTGCAACTGAATCAGCAGCAGCATACAAAGGAACTGGCGGCGAGTACGCCAGCAAGCTAGTAGCATCAACTGATGTTTGGGCAGCTTTAATGGGTTACACAGATGACAACAAGCGTCCTTTATACGCAGCAGCAAATCCTCAAAACAATTCAGGTGCAGTTTCAGTTGGATCAAATGTTGGAAACGTACTTGGTACAGACCTCATTGTGGATCACAACATCACAACTGCAGGCGTCATTGATGATTCAATGTTCCTAGTTGCTCCAGGTTCTGTTTATACATGGGAATCACCAGCAACCGAACTTCGCGTTAATTTACTTGGAACTGGTCAAATCCAGATTGCACTATATGGTTATCTTGCAATTTACGTTGGCAAATCAGGTAAAGGCGTACGCCGCTTTAACCTTACTTAATAAGTAAGGAACACTAAGTCGCTCTGGGGAGTAGTAGCCCTCTACTCCCCAGAGTCTTTAGAAAGGAATCGGAATGTCACTTTGCACAGTAGCTGAACTTAAAAGCGTACTTGGCGTAGGTTCCTTATATTCGGACGCAACAATTCAGGAAGTGTGTGACGCAGCAGATGCAGTCCTGCTTCCAATGCTTGCAGTTAAAACAGCTTTTGCAACAGCTCATTCTAAGACAACAACAAGTGCAACACTTTATTTTGATGATATACATGAATTTATTGTTGGAGATTCAGTAGTTATTACTAATTGTGGTTCAGCTTGGAATGGCACAAAAACAATAACAGCAATAAGTGATTATTCAATTACATACACAATAAGTGCTGCAAGTGCAATAGATAAGAACACAATTTTTCCTGCTGGTTTAGTTACTGGCGATATTACAACTGACTGGACTTTAGACGCTGCTGTTCAAAATGCTGCCGTAATGGTCAGCACAGAAATCTGGCAAGCCAGAACCGCTACCCTTTCGGGTTCCAACCTTGTCGATTTCCAGCCTTCCCCTTATCGAATGAGCGCACAGCTTCTCGCTAAGGTGCGAGGATTGATAGCCCACGCACTAGACCCACGCTCGATGGTGGGATAATGCCAGTTGCGATTACCACACTTAGAACGACACTTGCCACAGCTTTAGTCGATAACTCTAAATGGCAGACCTTTGCATTTCCACCTGCCACAGTCTTGGCTAACTCAGTAATCGTTTCTCCAGATGATCCATACATTACACCGACTAATAATCAACATATTGGCATTAGTCCGATGGCATCATTCAAGTTGGTTATTACGACCCCGCTTTTCGATAACGAGGGTAACCTCAATGGCATAGAAGATTTTGTATGTGGCGTGTTCGCAAAGCTTGCTGCATCTTCTTTGACCTATAATGTAAGCGCAGTCAGTGCGCCTAGTGTTCTCAACGCTGCTTCGGGAGACCTACTCAGTTGCGAGATGTCCGTTCAAATCCTTACGAGTTGGAGTTAATATGTCCGAGTGGGAAAAAGAAAATGCAGACTTCCTGAAGAAAATCGGGCAAGTTAGCGAACCAGCACCAAAGCCAGCATCTACTAAGAAAGACGAGGAATAATCCAAATGGCTGTATTTCTGAATAATAATGTCGGCGTGAAGATTAACTCTGTTGATCTAAGCGACCATGTAACGGCTGTAACAATCAATCGTTCATTCGATGAACTAGAAGTAACTGCAATGGGTGACACAGCACACAAGTTCGTAAAGGGCTTGGAAGCATCTACAGTCACTATTGACTTCCTAAATGACACAGCAGCAGCAAGCGTTCTTGCAACACTTCAAGCTGCATGGGGAACAACAGTAACTTGTGTATTCCTACAAACAAAGGGAACAGCAGTATCTGCTACTAACCCTCTATATACTGTTTCATTACTAGTTAATAACACAACTGACATCAATGGTTCTCCAGCTGATGTTGGAACTCAGTCAATTACTTTTACTGCTAACTCAACAGTTGCAGTAGCGACTACAGGTTCATTCTAAACAATTAAACAAAGGGGCTGAGCATGGCAAAACTAAAGATAGTTCGTACAGATGGAAGCGTTATTGAAGGCGAGATTACTCCAGCAGTGGAGTACGCATTTGAGCAATACGCTAAAAAGGGCTTTCATAAGGCTTTTCGTGATGACGAGAAGCAGACGGATGTCTATTGGATTGCATGGGAAGTTCTACGCAGATCAGGTGAAACTGTTAAGCCTTTCGGGGTTGAGTTTATCGAGACACTTAAAAATGTCGAGGTGCTGGACTCAGACCCTTTGTCTTAAAGCGAGATTTGCCTTTCACCTATCTAATCGCTCGATTGAGTATTAGATTGCAAATCCCGCCACAGCAGTTATTAGAGTTAGACCCAATAATGCTTCAAGCCTTGTTGCAGGGTCTCAAAGATGAAGCAAAGGAGATTCAAGATGCCAGTAAGCGTAAAGGGCGGTATTGAACTCCGTAAGGCTCTACGCGCCTATACGCCTGACTTGGCTAAACAGATGCCAAAAGAAATTGCAGCAGCCTTAAAACCTGTTGTAAAGGTCGCTAAAGGCTATCTGCCAGATAACGGCTCAATCCTTAGTGGATGGCGCACACGCGAGAACTACACTGGGAAGTTCCCGCTTTATGATGCCAGCACAGCAAGACGAGGCATTTCATATAAGACTTCTCCATCTAAGGCTAATAAAAGAGGCTTTAGATCATTAGCTCGTTTAATGAACAAAACTGCTGCTGGTGCTATTTATGAAACTATGGGGCGCAAGACTCCATCTAGCAAGTTCGTCCAGACTCAGAACAGTAAATATGCTGGTGAGTTCAAGGGTGATAACAAAGAGCGCGGGCGTGTGTTATTTCGTGCATACGATGAAGATAGAGGCGCAGCTAGAGATGGTGTATTAAGAGCTATTGAAAAAGCCAACAAAGACTTTAAGAAGGCCACAGCATGAGTATTTTAATTGATGTCGCAGCCGAGTTCACTGGCAAGAAAGCCTTTAAGCAAGCAGATACTGCTACCGAAAAACTTACTAAGTCAGCTAAAAATCTAGGTAGAACTCTCGGAATCAGTTTAGGTACAGCAGCCATTCTTGGCTTTGCTAAAGCTTCAGTAAAAGCAGCAGCCGATGATCAAAAGGCTCAAAAGCAATTAGCCCTAGCTCTTAAGAATGTTGGTTTAGAGCGCGATGCTGCTTCCGCAGAATCCTACATCCAGCGACTCCAGAGCGAGTTCGGTGTAGTCGATGACAAACTTCGTCCTGCCTATCAAAAATTGGCTATCGCAACACGTTCATCGGCTGAGACTCAAAAATTACTTAGTCTTTCACTTGATATTAGTGCTGCTACTGGCAAAGATTTAGAAGCAGTAACTGGAGCCTTATCTAAGGCTTATCTAGGATCTAATACTGCACTATCTAAACTAGGTGTAGGCATATCTAAAGCAGACCTTAAGACTAAGTCTTTCAATGATATTACTAATCAGTTAGCAGATACTTTTAAGGGCGCTGCTGCTGCTTCAGCTGCAACCTTTGCTGGTTCGATTGCTAAACTAGGTGTTGCATCTCAGAATGTAAAAGAGATTATTGGTACTGGCATTATTGATGCCCTTAAAACTCTTGGAAATGATGATTCAGTATCTAACCTTGCTAAAGATATGGAGTCTGTGGCCACTTCTGTCGCAGATGCAATCCGCGGAGTTGGAATCTTGCTTGCAGAATTACAGAAGATTCCGGGTATTGGTGCTGTAGGAAACATACTTGGATTCTTATACAAAGCCTCTCCAGTTGGAATGCTTGCAGATTTAGGTGCGCAGTCTCGCCGTAAGGCGGAAGTTGCTGCCCAAAAGAATCCAGTTCAATCTGGCTCGTATCTAAGCAAGCCTACAACTGCTCAGAATAAGGTTGCAAAAGAGACTCTTAAGGTAAGCAATGCTCAACTAAAACTGGCTAAGGCTAAATCAATCTTTGACCTACAGAAGATTCAGATTGAAGCAGCTCTAAAGGGCAAGATTTCAGAAGAAGATCGTATCCGTCTAAAGCTTATGCAAGCCATCGAAGATGAAAACATTACTCAGATTGATAAATATACTAAGTTGCTGACTGAGGCACAAACAAAGACAGCGGAGTTGGTCACTACACTACAAAGCATTAAACCTCTTGATGACATATTTAAGAACTGGTCATTTATGTCAGTCAAAGAACAATTAGCAAGCCTTTCAAGTTATTTCAACACTTTCTCTGGTTCAGCAGCTTCAGCCTTTGCCTCTTTAGGTTCAGCGCAAAAGGCAGCTCTTGGTGGTTATGTGCCATTTGTAGGTGCAACTAATGCATCTCTTGGTATTACATCTACAGCAGGATCTAATACTTCTATGGTTTCAACAGTGGGCTTAGGAAACAATGGTACAGGCAATCAATTACCTCAAGGTGTAACCATTAATACAACCATCCAAGGTTCAATCATTGCTGAAAATGACCTCAACCAAGCAATCAATGATGCACTTGCTGCATCTGGATGGGCTGGGTCTGCTATTGGATATAGCCGTCAGGCAGTTATTACGGCGGTCTAATGCCACTACCAGCAACCCTTACGGTATCCATTAACTTTGCCAATGGCCCTGCTTATGGCATTCCCTTTACTTTAGATGATCCTGCTAAAGGCATTCTCGGAACAAATGTATTAGCCGATAATGCATCTTTAGTTATTGATTATTCAACTTCTACTACTAACATCGCTATTCGTAGAGGTCGCAACTTATTACAGGACACTTACGATGCTGGTCAGGCAACGGTTCGAATCCTTGACCCTATTGGGGATTTCAATCCCCAGAACACTAGCTCACCGATATATGGCTACTTACAACCAGCTAGAAAATTACGCATTTCAGCCAATTACAATGGCACTGACTATTATCTCTTTTCAGGTTATACAGCAGAATATCGTTATACCTATCCTCAAGGCCAAGAAACTGCTTATGTCACCATTACTGCTTTCGATGCCTTCAAGATATTTAACACTTCAGCCATAACTACTGTTACTGGCTCAGCAGCAGGTCAGACTACTGGAACACGCATAGGCAAGATTCTGGACACAATTAACTGGCCTTTAACTATGAGAGATATTGATACAGGTCAGACAACTTGCCAAGCCGACCCTGCTAGCTCTCGTTCAGCTCTAACAGCCCTCAAAACAGTAGAACTGACTGAGTATGGTGCTTTCTATGTTGATCCTGCTGGCAATGCCGTATTCCAAGACAGAGCCTTTACAACTGCATCTATTGGTGGCACTCCAACAGTCTTTAACCAGACTGGAACAGGCATTCCTTATGCCAATGTTAAGTTCGCCTTTGATGACAAGCTTGTCTATAACCAAGCCAACATCCAGCGCACAGGTGGCACTACTCAGACTGCCAGCGATGCCACTTCCATTGACACTTACTTCCTGCACTCTTACACTCAACAGAATCTGCTTATGGAAACCGATGCAGAAGCTCTCAACTTTGCTAAGGCTTATGTTGCATCTCGCAAAGACACTAGCATCCGCATTGACGCCTTAACTCTTGATCTAATGACAGCTGACTATTCTGCTGGAGTAACGGCAGCTCTTAATCTTGATTACTTTGACCCTGTAACTATCACCAATACAACCGATAGCGGTTCAACGATAACCAAGACCTTGCAGGTTCAAGGTGTCAGTCATGACATTACACCTAATTCTTGGGCTACAACTTTCACCACGATGGAGCCAATAATCGATGGTTTCATTCTCGATTCGACATTATACGGTATCCTTGGGGTATCGTCTTTTAG